CTATGTTTGACTATGGCTTATGATGCCAAGGTTAATTATATGGATGTACTTGGTTCAGTTAAATATTGGGATATACTAATCTACAATGAACTTAGAAAAAAGAATATAGTGATTCCACAAAAAGTACAAAGAAACAAAACTGAAAAGTTTGAAGGAGCATATGTAAAAGAACCACAAGTTGGTTTACATAAATGGGTAATGTCTTTTGATTTAAATTCACTATACCCACATTTGATTATGCAATATAATATTTCACCAGAAACATTAGTTGCAAACGAAAAAGTTAAAAACATGTCTGTTGAGAAAATGCTAAATAAAAGTGTAGATACATCTGTTTTAAAAGATGCAACTATGACACCAAATGGTGCTTTGTTTAAAACAACTCAAAAAGGTTTTCTACCTGAACTCATGCAAAAGATGTATGATGACAGAGTAAAATTCAAACAGTTAATGTTGGAGGCAAAAAAAGATTATGAAAGAACTAAAGACCCAAAACTTAAAAAAACAATTGCAAAATTTAATAATATCCAAATGGCCAAAAAGATTTCTCTCAATAGTGCATATGGTGCTATTGGTAATGTCTGGTTTAGGTATTATAATCTTTTGGTCGCTGAAGCAATTACTACCAGTGGTCAATTTGCTATTCGTTATATTGAACGCTCTCTTAATGGGTATCTTAATAAAATACTTGAAACCAATGGAGAAGATTACATTATTGCATCAGATACGGACTCGGTGTATATTTGTTTTGACAAACTTGTTGGCAAAGTATTCAAAGGAGAAACCGATAAATCCAAAATCGTTGACTTCTTGGACAAAGTGGCTACAGATAAAATCGAACCTTTTATTGATAAAAGTTATCAAGAACTCGCTGACTATGTAAATGCATATGAACAAAAAATGCAAATGAAAAGAGAAGTAATTGCAGACAAAGGTATTTGGACTGCAAAGAAAAGATATATTTTAAATGCACATGATATTGAGGGTGTTCGTTACAAAGAACCTAAATTAAAAATCATGGGTGTTGAAGCTGTAAAATCATCAACACCAGCACCTTGTCGTGAAAAGATTAAAGAAGCATTAGTGATTATAATGAATGAAGATTCAAAAGTATTAAATAATTTTATACAAGATTTCAGAAAAGAGTTTATGCAATTACAACCAGATTTAGTAGCGTACCCACGCTCAGTAAATGGATTAAACAAATGGACTGAATCACACAATCTATTTAAGAAAGGAGCACCAATACATTGTAAAGGTGCAATATTATATAATCATCTTTTAAAAGAAAAAAAATTACAAGGTAAGTATCCTTATATACAAGAGGGTGATAAGATTAAATTTTTACATATGAAAGTACCAAACACATATCAATCAACATCTATATCATTTATGACTAAGTTACCAGAAGAACTAAACTTACACAGTATAATAGATTATGATATGCAATTTGAAAAGTCATTTATAGAACCACTAAAATTTATTACAGGTATTATACAATGGCAGATTGATGATAGTTATGGAACACAAGGAACACTAGAGGATTTTTTCTAATGGCAGGAAAAGGAGATAAAAGAAGACCATCACAAGTTACACCAGAAACATATTCTGATAATTGGGATAAAATATTTAAAAAGAAAAAAAAGAAACCCAAAGAAATAGGTGGTAGAAAAGATGGATTAGAACCAACTCGATATAACGATTGGGAACAAAAAGGTAGATGTATAGATTTTTAAAAAATAGGAGAACATATTATGAATGACTTTTTAAAAGATGTTATTAAAGAAACAGGAAATGAATACGCTGGAATAGTTTCAGATGGTGTTGAAGCAGGGGATGTAGAGAACTTTATAGATACAGGTTCTCATATATTTAATGCTCTCATCTCTGGTTCACTTCATGGTGGACTTCCACAAAATAAAATTACTGCATTGGCAGGAGAAAGTGCAACAGGTAAAACTTTCTTTCTCATGGGTATGGTTAAAAACTTTCTAGACCAAAATCCAAACTCTGGTGTTGTATATTTTGAATCAGAAAGTGCAATCACAAAACAGATGGTTGTTGATAGAGGTATAGATGCAAATAGAATGGTGATAATGCCAGTGACAACTGTACAAGAGTTTAGACATCAAGCATTAAAAGTATTAGATAGATACATGCAACAAGATGTAGATATTCGAAGACCACTCTTTATATGTTTAGATTCACTTGGTATGTTATCAACTACAAAAGAAGTAGAAGATACAGAGGCAGGAAAAGAAACTAGAGATATGTCAAGAGCACAAATACTCAAAGCTGCATTTAGAGTTTTAACTTTAAAACTTGGAAAAGCAAAAGTNCCAATGGTTGTNACNAATCATACATATGATGTGATTGGTTCAATGTTCCCAACTAAAGAAATGGGTGGTGGTAGTGGATTAAAATATGCCGCTTCAAGTATCATCTATCTTTCAAAGAAAAAATTTAAAGATGGTACAGAAGTTGTAGGTAATATTGTGCATTGTAAAAATCATAAATCAAGACTAACTATGGAAAATAAAATGGTTGATGTTTTATTAACTTATGATAAAGGACTTGATAAGTATTATGGATTACTTGATTTAGCAGTGGCACATGGAATATTCAAACAAGTATCCACTCGTATTGAATTACCAGATGGTAGTAAACAATATGCCAAAACAATTAACAACGACCCAGAAAAATATTTTACAGAAGATGTAATGAAACAACTTGAAGAAGCTGCACAAAAAGAGTTTAAGTATGGCAATGATAGTTAAGAATTGTTGTACAAAATTATTTTTAGATTTCTTTAAACATCAAGTTACGAAATCTAATAAATGGAATTTTAATTATCCATTAGGTAAACCATTCGAAAATAAACATGCGAAGATAGATGTCATACAAGGTGACACAATGCATGATAAATTTTTAGGAGGCGTATCTATGAGTTTGTTAATGATGATTCATGAAACTGCAAAAAAACAAAGTGTGAATGTTCCCCTAGACCTTTTGTTTTGTGGAATCTCTATGAAAGATGAACATAGAGAAGATAATCTACATACAGACCATGAAAAAGATGAACTCAAAGATACGCCAATCATTAAAGTATTAGGAATACTAAATTCAGATTGGAAAAAATCTTGGGGTGGTGGATTTGAACATGGTGGAATTTTACATTCACCAGAGCCAGGTGACTTTATAGTATTCGACCCAAGAGTACCACATAAGGCACAAGATATATTTACAGATAAAAAAAGAATAGCAATAGATTGGACAATAAGAAAATGATAAATTTAATTAAAACATATGATGATACACTAGATAAAGAAACTTGCGATAATGTTATTAGTAAGTTTGAACAGTTTGAAAATCAACATGAGGCATTTGATGTTAGTGGTATGATTTTCACACAACTAAATATGGCGAAGTCACCTGATATTTGGAAAACAGAAATAGAAAAATTTGAAAAGATTTTTTCAGATGGTTTTACAACTTATTTGACAGATACAAAAGTTACACCACAACAAATGCCAAGTAAGTATATTTGGGAACCTATTCGTATAAAAAGATACATGCCAAATGACTATGATGAATTTAGACCACATGTAGATGTAAACTCTAAACCAACATCTACAAGATTTTTAGTTTTCTTTATCTATCTTTCAGATAATAAAGAAGGCAAAACTACATTTCCAAATTTAAAAATATATGCTGAATGTAAGAAAGGTAGTATGTTAATGTTTCCACCTATGTGGCCGTGGTTACATGCTGGAACAAAACCAATAAATGAACCAAAGTATATCATGCAAACTTATTTACATTATGTCTAATATAGAAGAATCATATGTATATGTAGAAAGTAAAACACAAGACCAAACTTGTATTGGTATCAAGGGTGGAAAGTTTGCTGGTGTAATTTATAAGTATGGAAAAGTTTCAATAGGCGAAGAAACATCAGATGGGAACTTGCCATTTAAGTTTGAATTTGATATAATAGATAATAATTCAGTACCGAGAGAAAACTTTGGAGATGACTGGACAAATTTAATAGGTGATATATTAGTTAATATTATGGAGAAACAATATGCAGAATCAGACAATAGAGAGAACGACTCTAACTAATCTTNTANANAACGAAGAATANNCTAGAAAGGTTTTACCATTCATAAAAGCAGAATACTTTGATGTAAGAGAAGAAAGAATTATCTTTGATGAGATTTCAAAGTTTGTAGACAAGTATAATAAGATACCAACTCAAACATCATTAGAGATTGAAGTTAGCACAAGAAAAGATTTAAATGAGGTAGAACATACAAAGATTGTTGAGATAATTAAAACTCTCAAAAAAGAAACTATAGATTTTGATTGGTTAGTAGATACTACAGAAAAGTTTGTCAAAGATAAAGCAATCTATAATGCAATCGTAGAGGGTGTTGGTATTATAGATGGTAAGTCTAAAGATAAAACACCAGAGGCAATTCCTAGTATTTTAACTGAGGCACTTTCAGTTTCGTTTGATAATTCTGTTGGACATGATTATCTAGAAGATTCTGAATCAAGATTTGATTACTATCATCATAAAGAAGAAAGGATTCCTTTTGACTTAGAATTCTTTAACAAGATTACTAAAGGTGGACTTCCACCAAAGACTTTGAACATTGCACTTGCTGGAACAGGTGTGGGTAAATCTTTGTTCATGTGTCATCAAGCTGCAAACTGTTTATCACAAGGAAAGAATGTTTTATATATTTCATTAGAAATGGCAGAAGAAAGAATTGCTGAGAGAATAGATGCTAACATGATGAATATCAGTATACCAGATTTACATGAACTACCTAAGAAAATGTTTGATGATAAGATTACAAGATTACAAAAGAAAGCAAAAGGTAAATTAATTATCAAAGAATATCCAACTGCATCGGCACATAGTGGACACTTTAGAGGACTACTGAAAGAACTTGCAATTAAGAAATCTTTCAAACCAGATATCATCTTTATTGATTATTTAAATATCTGTGCATCAAGTAGATTCAGAGCAGGCAGTTCTATGAACTCTTATACAATTATTAAATCTATTGCAGAAGAACTCAGAGGACTTGCAGTAGAAACAAATGTACCTATCATGTCTGCAACACAAACGACAAGAAGTGGATTCTCTAATACAGATGTTGGACTAGAAGATACATCAGAAAGTTTTGGATTACCAGCAACTGCCGATTTAATGTTCGCATTGATATCCACAGAAGAACTAGAAGAACTCAATCAAATCTGTGTCAAACAATTGAAGAACAGATACAACGACCCTACAATGAACAAGAGATTTATCATAGGAATAGATAGAAACAAGATGAAACTATTCGATGTAGAACTCAAAGCACAAGATGAACTTGTAGACCATGGCCAAAGTGAAGTACCAATCGCCGATAAAGGACAAGGATTCGGTAAAGGACAAGGCCCTAAATCAGAGGCAGAAGACAAATACGACAAATTCTCTAAGTTAAAAGTTTGATAAATAGANACATATAACTATATTTAAATGGAGAAATTGAATGTCATTTAGACGCTCTATGAGTCAGTTAAGACCTGCTCGTACAACAATACAAGATTTACAAGAAAAGGTTCAGATACTTTTAACTGAGGGTTCTACAGAAGCTGCAAAAGAAGCAGAATTTCTACTTGTGCATGTAGCAGGTGGGAAACTTCCACCTAAGAAAAAAAGATTATTAAAACCAGGCAAAGGATTTGTAGGACAAATCACACCTTTTGCTAAAAAGAATGGTTTTGAAGATATTAAAGATAAAAGAACAAAGAAAGTAATTTCTTCAGCTGCTGAACAATTGGGTAAAAAAATATTACAAAATGCTGGACTTTCTGGGTCAAGTGGGTCTATGGTTGATAACCAGCCAGTTAACAAACCCACATGGAAAGGAGATAACACCACACCAAAAACAGACATTATAATTGATAGAAAAAAAATATCATTAAAGAAAGGTTCATCTCAACTGATGACTGGTGGTATTGATGA